GCAAGCTCGACAGCCACGGTGCACCTGTTGAACACTGGGAAGAACTCCGGTGAAACGCTAACGATGTTATCATCACCGTACATCTTGGCGCGCACGTTGTTGCGAAAAGCCTCGTGAGAAATCGGTTTACCGTGCTGGCGCATAATGCCTCTCCACGCAATGAACAAATTGATGTAGTTTGCAATTGTGTTAATAATAGACGTGGCAGGATTTCCAGAAGGGTGCCCAACAACGGTCAGAAATTGCGACCCACGCATAAGATGCACAGTGAATGCAAGCTCGTGAAAGAGCGTACGTCGTTCAACATAGAGGTCGTCGTCGTACCAACGTGTGATGATGTCCGCAATTTCAAGAAGAGTTGTCGAATGTATTGACCCGTCGAAGTTGGAATAGTCAGAATCAAAACCATGGTCGGAAACTTCAGCGAGGTAATCGTATAATAGCGTCCACTCGCTTGATTCAGGGTTGATTCCGACCGCCGAAAAGAAATTGTTATGATTGGCATAAAACTGTGAACAGAACTCGCCACATAATTCCCGAAACACGATGGTGTAGTCAACGGGGCCAATCGTAATGATCCGATTCTTTCCAGCAACGATTTTGGCGAATGGACGCTTTTCGTCTTTGAACACGTCGACCCACACAGATTGAACTCTCTCACCTTGTGACAGCATTGCACGACGTTCATTAACGTTGTTCCGAAGGTCAGCGTCGGCGATCTCACGCACTTGAGACGGAGTAAACAACCAAGCCTTACCACTGGCTGCAACCTTAAGATACGGATAACCAGGTGATGTAGACATGTCGATGCCAGTGTGATACTCAGAAACGTCCTTTCCGTTGATTGCTTCAATCTCAGTCCACAGAACACGAGGTCCACTAAACCCCTCCAGTATGTTAGAAACGGCATTAGAAGCAGCATCGAGGTCGTCACGTTCAAATGGGGCGATGTCCTTGCCAAACTTTCGGATACTCACATCGATGGGATCAACACCGAGCACATTACGAGAGTCGCTCTGTGTAAGGAGAGGCGGCCCAACAGCAGTTTCGACAACTTTCCCGTAAATGTCGCTGTGTTCGAGGTTGGAACGAACAGGAAGATTGACGGAGTCAGCGGGGTCAACTCGTCCGAGTTTGAGTAAAGTGACGTCAACAGCATCAAAACACGCCCCTTGTGTAACAGGCAAGAACGGACCGACAGACGTCGTATTGTCGAGGTGTCGTTGCAAGAACTCTCGAGTTAAGATGTTACAAAACCCGAGCCCAACGGCATGATTGAATCCCGCAACATGGAACCCTACAAACGGAGTCTGGTGACGATCTCCCATATTCATAACGATAGAACCACAAGACCCACTGGCCAGGGTGTGTGAAGGGTAAGAACAGTGCATAGAGATGCGGT